CCGAAGTCAGATGCGTACATATCAGCACCAGCTAGGATAGTTACATTGCCATTGGCATTGCTGTTATAGCGATGTTGAGCCAAGCCAGTAAAGCCTGAAACAACTTGCTTGAGAGCAGGGGAAACCATCAATACTGAAGGTGTGCCACCTGAAGTGAATACCTTAGCAACTACATCCTTGAGCATAGACTCTTGGAATGTACGAGTTGTACCATCTGTACGAGTAGATACACCGATAGTTGTAGGGTCTGCACCAGCAGTTGTACCTGAACCTTTGTTTGTGTTGGTCTTGATGTAAGACAACAAAGAACCCATCTTACGAGCAGATGAGCTAGTACCAGCAGTTTGACCTTGGTTAGCAGTAATGATGCCTTCGATGTCACGCTTGAGTTCAGCAGAAGCCTTAGCTAATTGGTAAGCCTTTTCTGACTTACGACCAGCTTTGTCTACAGCTTCCAAAGTACCTGAAACTTGAATTGTCTTACCCACGATTTGTGTGTAGTTACCAATACGAGTTGTAGGAGACAATGTAGCAGCAGAAGCGTCTGCACCTTCAACTAAAGCATTGGCTGTATCAACAGCAGCCAAGCTGTCAGTCTGCCACTCATGGTAGACAGCAGTAGCTTTTGTCTTACCAATAGATGACATGATAGGAGTATCTTGTGGGCTAATGTTGTAGATTACATCAGTTAAATCTTCACGAGCGCCAACTGCGTCGTATCTTGTAAATGTAGGCATTTAAATCTTCCTTATAAAAATCTTTCAAATAATTTAGCAGCGTCGGCCTTCTTACCAGTTGATTTCAACTTTTGGAATTCCTTCTTGACTGCATCCTTTTCGGTACTTTGTGGATTAGAAGTACCTGCTTTCAAGGTCTTAGGCGCTTCTGCTACCTTCTTGGTAGCCATAGTTTTACCCTTAACCATTGCTTCATATTTCATAGCCTTGTAGAGCGTTTGGACTGCTCGAGCATCATAGACATTCGCAAGCTCTTGGTCTGTGAAACCTATAGATTTCGCATACTCTTTAATCTGCCTACGAGTTACTTCTGCTTTCGCTTCGTCTCTAAACTCAGGAATCCACTCCTTGAGCTTTTGCGCCTGGTCGGCTAGGTGTTGCTTAAGCATTTCCTGTTGTTCTTGCTGTTGTTGTTGCGCAATGCGCTGTCTTTCAGCCTGAACTGCTTGGAGTTGCTTTTCCTTTTCTGCTCTTTCAGCAACCTTAATGGCATAGCCAATAGGGTCTGTTTCCTTTAATTCAGCAAGATTCTCTTTGTCATCACCCTGACTGAGCATCTCCTCAATTACCTGAAGCCTTTGAGCATAGGTATCTCGCAACTGTTTAGCTTCTTCGATTCTCGCTTTCTCTGCTTCCACAGATTTGCGAGTTTCAGCCAAAGCCTGAGTTTTCTTGGTGTAATCCTTTGTGCGACTATAGCCTTGAAGTAGCTCATCTAAGGTGACCTCAACTTCTTCATTGTCTACTTTGACTTTGAATCGCTGTGGTTCTTCTGTTTCTACTTCTTCTTCTACAGTTTCTTCTGCGCTTTCATCTTCGTAGTCCTCAGAACTAGCTTCAACTTCTTCCGATTCATCGGCTTCCATTTCTACTTGTTCTTCTTGCTCTACCTCTGGTTGAGCTTTCGCTTCCTCGGTAGGTGAGTCCATCAAAGACAAAAAAGCATTAGCTGCTTCGGACACTGTGACACTTCCTTGCGGATTGGTGTTTTCACTCATTTTTAGATACCTTTCGGTTGTTTACAAAATCTTCCAGCGCTTATCTGCAATCTGTTTATCATCAGCTATTGCTTGGATGCTCGCTATAAATTCGTCAATCGCCCTGTATTTGATGAGAGCCTTTTCTCGGCTATCTACATCATCCTCAGAACTATTAAAGATGTTGTTTTTATACAACACTTTTTGATTTTCTACAAGTTCCTTGAAGAAATCGTCATTTAGTAATCTTTTTGCTTGTTCAGCTTTGCTCATAGATTAGGAATATTAGGTGTATTAGAAAGTCCTGCGCCTACTTGTAAAGCCTTCAATCTAGCTTCAGCATTGAACTCAGCAGTCTTAATCTCTAAGTCTGCCTGTGCTTTCTCTCTCTTTAACTGAATCTCTGCTGCAGCCTTTTCTCTTTGCAACTCAATATCAGCCTGTGCCTTAGCCTGAGCTACCTGAATCTCATTCTGCGCTCTCATTTGGTCTGCCTGAATCTGAGCTTGAACCTGTGCCATGACTGCCTGAGTTGTTGGGTCAGGTTGTTGTGGCTGTGGTTGAGCCAAGGCTTGTTCTAACTCAGGTGGGATTTCCTTGAAGAACTCAGTAGAGTCCTTAAATCCTGCTGATTCAATAAAGCGACCTAGAGTCTGTCTGTATTGTGTCAGGCTTACCAATGGGTTATTCATGCCTTGTGTGCCTAGAATCTGCTCTTGCTTTTGCAATACTGCAGCAATCATGGCCATTTGCTCTTGGCGATTACCTGTGCCTAAGCCGACATTAATAGAAATATCAAAGCCATTTGACCACTCTCTAGGATCAATAGAGACATAGCGACCTCTTAGGCGAATAACTCGCTCTTTGTCCTGATACTTGCAAAGTAACTGCAAAACCTTTTGGAACAGGTCTTTTACACCTGTTTCTGCAAATACCCTAGCAATCATCTCAACCTTACCGGCAGCAGCATTTTGCATCATGGCCACAGCAGTAGCAGTCGTATTCTGTAGGATATTAGGGTCTAAGCCTTGGCTTTGAGCATTAACACCTGTGCGCTTCTCTTGGACTGAATCCAAGTACTCAAGCATTGGGAATGACTGATTAGCTGTTGGGGCAATATTCACAGGAATCAATGCATTAGGGTTCTTCATTCGAACTACACCACCAGCAGTAACAGTTAGCAAATCGTCTAGATTTACTTGACCCTCAACTGCACCCATTCTTGGGTTATTAGTAAGGTAAAGGTTGTCTAGGATTTGACGAGTTACTGTAGACTTAATCAACTGCAAATCCATTGCTCTGTCTGCCAAGCTCTGTCCAAAGAACTTGTGTGGCATTGGAATAGGGCATACAGAAGCAAATGGCACAAAGTCGGCTACATCGTCATCAAGAATCTCTGTACCTGCATAGACGATTCTGCGCAATTCAGCGATTCCATCATCATCTTTGTCTACTCGGATAAAGCACTCAAAGACTTCAATCTCTTGCATTGCCTTATCGAGTGGGTAATCGTCATCAGGTTGCTCACCTCTAGGATAACGAGCTACTCTTTCTTCTGAGAATGTCAGGTCTGAGTAAACAGGCAATTCATCAACTACATCTTTAGGATAGCCTAGGTTAATCAAGTCTGAGCGAGTCACCAATCTGCGATGGGCAGTAAATGGGCTATCAGAGATATTTCTAGCTTTCTTAGAGATTAAGAACTCTTCAGGTGGGACATTCTCTACAACAACCTTACCTGTCTTGTTTGTCTTTTTGATAACAACACTGTATGAAAACACAGGTATTTCTACACCTGTCATTGGGTCAATCTGTGAACCCATCTGAGTAGTTTCTTGGCTAGATACCTCAATATCAGGGTCAGCCAAAAGCATTGCTAATTCTTCTTCATTTAGGTCTTGGTACTTCTCTTTGGTAATCTCTACCTTTTCATCCCAATAGACCTTTACAACACCATTCTTCTGCAAGAGCGCATCTTTAAACCAATTGTGGAATAGGATGACACCTTCATTGTCGTGGTTTAGAACCCAATTGACATACTCTGTGGCCTGTTTAGATTTCTCTTCGTCACCAGCCATCTTAGGCTCGAAGCGCACCATTTCATCAGAAGCAGTGAAAATACGAAGTAATTGTGGCAATGCACCATCAACTACCTCTGCGACTTCGCCTGTCACAATCTGTGAGCGACCTTCAATCTCATTGCCATATGGCTCTCGATTGTAGAAGTCTAGGGCTTTTCTTCGAGCATAAGTAGTTTCGGTCTCAATAAAGCCTAGGGCATTATCAATCTCATTATCTAATATGCCTTTTAGAGTTCCATTATCCATTTAAACAATCCACTTTGTGTTTACATTAATCGGTTTAGACCAGGAGTTTCCTGTGTCCATGCCTATTGCTAGGTATCTAAAAGCATCTGATCCATGAGATGCCCAATCATGCAAAGGGCGCTCA